ATAGACAGTAGTCCTGCTAACAGCAAGAAGCTTTGCCACATCTACTAATTTTAGTAGATCATTGTTATCTGTCATGTTTGATACCCCTGTTTCCATCTTGTGAACTCCGTTGTAAGTTCTTTGAATTTTTCTCTAGCCTCAGAGCTGGTCTTCAAGTCTGCCCTGCTCTCTATGCCAAGGGTTGAGCGTAGACTTTCAGCAACGGCAACTTCCCTTTCCCCAAAGCTACTTTCAATGTAATCAGTGTCTGGCATGTACCCTCTTTCATATAGGAACTCAGCGAACTCATCACTCCTGCAAAGCATACCAGCACTGGCAACCATTCTATCAACCTCTCTTTGCTGATCGCTGATCTCTGGCTTATCTTCATCGTCTAATTTGACCATCGCTACCATGTAGCGAGAGCCTACCCAGTCAGTGTGAAGACTGGGCGGCACTTCGTTTGGGTGCAGGGCAAGTCTCAGTATGGTTCCCTGCTTGCTTTGAGACATTGATGTTTTAACAGCCTCAAAGTTTACCGCTGCACTCCTAACATCAACGTCATCATTTTCCATGTGGACTCTCCGTTAAAAAGAACTCTGACTTTCTCTCATCGTAATGATCTCTGTCAGTAAAGTTTCTGACATGCGTCATGCGCTTTATCCCTTGATCGGTGCGCTCCCAAGTGACCATCTCCTGACGAAACACATTCTCAGGATTGTCGGGGAAAAACTTTTCGGGCAGCGTTTTAGATAAGCTACACAAACCCTTTGTAGGAAAGTAGCAAAGATCTTTTTCTTTTCTTAATTGTTTCATCTTTCTATCCTCGAAATGTTTTGTTTAGTGCCAGTGTTCACGGTATTCCTGAGTTCATTCAAACCATTTATGGCCTGTCTTACCATTGAGTTTTTTGAACTATGCATAGATGGGTTTAAGGTTAACCAGTTACTGCTACCTTGAAAGTTCCCGCGCTTGGCATTTTGATAGTGCCTTGTGCTTCTAGGGTACTTCCTTTTATCCACCTTCCCATTTTCAAACTGAGCCTTGTAGTCCAGAACCTTTTCGTTCAATGCCTTCAACTCAAGTCCGAACTCTTCAACAGTCATGTCAGCCGCATTCTTCATCTGCCATCTCCTCAACCAATTTAACCCTACCCAAAGCCACATCAATCATGGCGCACCACATATCAAGTCTGTTGTGATGTTGAGGTAAGGCTGCAAATACTTGCATCATTTCATCTGTCGGGTATCTCATAGCGAGTATAGCCCTTTCCGCAAGGAACTCAGGTGGCACTGGGTATGTGCCGAAAGTTTCCTGCGCTTGTGATATAGCCTTAGCTACATTATCAATTGCCCCTACCATTGAACTTCTCCCAATTTAATTTAGCCCACTCTTTTGGATCGACTCCCTGTAGATCCCACCAAGTTCTCTCATCACCAAAAGCATGTAGCTTCATGTGGCAAGAGTGGCACAGAGGCACACACCAGTTGTCTCCAACCTTCATTCCCATAGCGTTAGGCTCTGCGAACATAATGTGATGCGCCTCTGCGCCATACCCACAGACCAAACACGGTCTCCCTCGCAGGGTCTGTAGATATTTCTTTGACCTCACTCGTTTAGAACGGAATGTTGTCATCAAGCTTTTGTGGTTGCTGTTGAGCAGCGCCATTAGGGCGTTCCTCATATGCGTTACCAAGCAATGAAAGGAATGGTTTGCCAGTCTTCTGACTAACCTTCTTCCATCCAATCAATGAAACTTTAGGCTTTGTTATACCCCTGCTCATCTGATCAACGAGGTCATTTACGACCTCATCCGACAACTCAATCTGTCCTGTGTAGTCTGGACTTTTCTCATTTTTCTTCCTGTCGTTCTGGAATAGAACTCCTGATGGTGGATAGTCATTCATGCCGCTTCTCCTTTTGTTTCTAGCGTATCTGCATGTTGCTTAAAGTTCGATAGAACTTCTTCGTAAAGTTTTTTATCCCCCTTCTCCAAGGCGGATCTTGCACCCTGATTATCTGACCAGAACTTTCTTAGTGCTGGAACTGTCTGGCAATCAGGGATGAAGGTATTAAACACCTCAGCTACCAGCTCCACACCCTCAACCTCTTCCCTCTTTCCATCAGCGGAAGTGATAGTGTGCTTTGCTTCGGCACCATTTGGTAAGTCCTCACCTGCGTAGATGTAATGCCCAAGACCGTGCATGGCACAGCACTTAGCAAGGCAACGCTGTAAGGCGGTGTTGACTTGGAAGCTGTCTGGATTTGCGACAGCTTTGTTGGCGTGGTTAAGGACAGGCAAGACCTCAGTCTGGCTATTCCCTTCGATGTCAACCGATACAGTAACAAAGGCGTATCCGTTTTCATCCAGCATGTAGGGACGAGAGCCACCCGCCCCATCATGTAGGTGTTTGGTGTACTTAGCAGAGGGATAATGATCTTTCACTATGCCCCAAGCCCAAGCCCAACTTAGATATGTCAGACCATTCTTTTCCTCTGTATGATCAGACACATCGACTAGTGAAAGAGTTTTCCACACTTCACTCATTCTATTCTCCCTTAAATTGTGAACAAAACTCAGCAACCCCACAGTAGTTGCCATTACACCTCACCGACTCTCCGGCTCGGTATTCTATTTCTGTTGCAACACTTTGTGCCTCAGAAAAATCCTTAGCCTCTGCTTCGTTATTGAATACGCGCATGGCTCTCTTCAAACCTTTCTTCTTTACCGCCCAAGCATCATCCCTTTTCCATGTCTCTTCATCTGAGCATGGTGGAAACATCTGCACTAAGTCGTAATTCATTTGTGCATCCTGATGTAACTGCACCCGCTCCTTGATGTAGTTGATGCGGTCTTCCTCTGACCAAATGGGTACGTTAACCAGTACAACAGGAGCCTTTGGATAGTCAGGCTTAAACTTTGCGTCACGGTTGTTCCAGTCCCTGAGTATGGCACAGATCTGTATCTTGCTAACCCTTAGCCCCTTGTTCTTCTGGACTAGGTAAGCGTACACATTAAGCTGGTTCTCCCACTCAGGCTTGCCATGAATGACAGACCAAACGCTAGTGCATTTGTAATCTGTAATCTCAACAGATGTCCTGTTGATTTTCTGATGATCAATCGCGCCAGATATAGTCCAGTCATTTACGGTGGCATACAGCCTTTCCTCAAGGATCACATCATCAGACTTGTCGCTCTCCAGTATGTGATGAACGGCAGTGCCAAACAAAGGCCAGATCATATCAGCTACATCAACCTGTCTGTCACCCGCGTAATGATCACGCATAAGCCTAACTCTTGGGCTATCAATTAATGTTGTCGCTGATATGTCAGCTTTACCTTTACTGTATTTGTCATTTCTGGCAAACTCAACGAATGCATTTGGTAGATTGTGTGTGTTAGTTATCTTCATAACGTCCTCCTAGACCATAAGATACCACGGCTAACCATACAGTCAACTACTTTTTTTGGGGGTGCTATGACAAGGCCGACACACCTATTCACAATCGTTGGTGAGCCAGCATCGAAAGCCAATAGCAGGAAGTTTGTAGTCATACGAGGTAGGCCAGCCTCAATTAAATCAGACAAGGCCAGAAACTATGTTAAGATGTTTGATGCCCAGTGCGTCAGGCTAGATAAACTTTTTACATGTGATGTGTGTGTAGAGATGTTGATTTACTATTCAACCAGAAGACCTGATCTGGATGAGAGTTTGATACTAGACTGCATGCAAGGAAAGATTTACGAGAATGACAGACAGGTCAAAGAAAAGCATATATACTGGGGATTGGATCGGGGGAACCCAAGAACAATCATCAGAGTGTCGTCTTTGGAGACAGGTAATATCCCAAGCTATTTCGGATGCGTATCTGGACGATCAGAAGAATAAGATTGCTGTCATAACATGGCTTGAGACACCAGACTTTGATGATGTCTGTGACTTTGCCGCGCTCCACCCTGAGCAAACAAAGAAACATTTCTACAAGATACTCGAAAGCAAGCCAGCCATCGCAAGATTTATTGGAAGAAAACTTAAAGATGCTATTGAGCGACAAGGCAACTAGTTATAAACTACTAGTGTAACTACCCTACTAGTTATAAGTTACTAGTATAATATTATATATATATAACTAGTAACCTTCCGACAGGCTCAATATTTCAGTGTTGACAATGCTCACTGTTTAACATAATGGTGTGTATTGTACATCATAGGGAGGCACTATGGACAAGTTATCACTGAGGAACGCAGCCATAAAGCTTGGGGGTGGGCAGCACAAGATCAACTGCCCAAGCTGTGAGTCGCAGCGCAAGAAGAAAAACCAGAAGACACTATCAATCAAGATCGAAATGGATAGCATCATGTACCAGTGTTGGCATTGCCAGCAGTCTGGCGTGATCTCTATTGAAGATCGCATCCAGCCAATAAAAAAGGAGAAGGCCATGCCGCTTGCCGTGAAGAGAGATTGGGACAACTTGTCCAAGAATGCAGTTGATTATCTCTCTGAACGTGGCATATCAAAAACAACAGCGGAGTTAGCTGGTCTTAAATCCACAACCCACTACATCAATGCCGTGGGTGGGGAGGTTGAGTGTCTTGTTTTTCCCTACACAAATCAGGGGCAGAACTACGCGGCAAAGATTAGATCACTGAGCGAGAAGGGCTTTGCTTGCAGTGGTAGCCCACAATCATTTTTTAATATTGATAATGTTGATCGCAACGACTGGCTGATAATCTGTGAAGGCGAGATGGATGTCCTCTCGTTCTTGGAGTGCGGTTATAAGAGCGTTGTGTCAGTGCCGAATGGTGCTGTCATGAAGGTTGTTGATGGCAAGATAGACCCACATGAAGACAACAAGTTTCAGTTCCTATGGAATGCCAAGAAACAAATAGACAAAGCCGACAGGGTTGTTATCGCTACAGACGCAGACAGTGCCGGTCAGGCTATGGCAGAGGAGATGGCGCGGCGTATCGGTAAGGACAGGTGCTGGAAAGTTGAGTGGCCTGATGATTGTAAGGATGCCAACGATGTACTCACCAAGCATGGAAAGAAAAAGCTTGATGATCTGGCAGCATTCTGTAAGCCTTGGCCTGTCTCTGGCCTGTATGATGCGGAGCATTTCTATGAAGAGGTTGACGAGATCTTTGAAAAGGGAATGGGCAAGGGTGAAAGTACAGGCTATGCCAATGTAGATGAACTCTACACTGTCGTTGATGGTCAGCTTACTGTTGTCACTGGGCATCCATCATCAGGTAAGTCTGAATTTATAGATCAGATACTAGTTAACCTAGCAGAATCAAAGGGTTGGAAGTTTGCTCTATGCTCTTTCGAGAATGAGCCTCGCTTGCATATTGCAAAGATGGCAAGCAAGCATATTAGAAAACCATTCTTCACTGGTCTTACACCGAGAATGACAACTGATGAGCTGAAGAGAGGAAAGGAATTTGTTCAAGCGCACTTTTCTTTTCTGTACCAAGCTGATGGATCGCAGTCTACCATTGAGAGTATAGTCGAGCGGTTAAAGATTGCTGTCCTTAGACACGGCATCAGGGGTGCGGTTATTGATCCGTACAACTACATCGCCAAAACCAAGGGTGATCAGAGCGAGACCGATTGGATATCGGATATGCTAACGCAGCTTCGCGTGTTTGCTCAGGCGCATGGCATCCATCTGTGGTTTGTGGCACACCCGACAAAGATGTTGCGTGGTCAAGATGGCAAGGTTCCTGTACCAAAGGGCTATGATATATCTGGATCGGCTGCTTGGTTTGCCAAGGCAGATGTTGGCCTGTCGGTTCACCGGCCTGAGCCGGAGACATCTGGGTCAGAGATACACATATGGAAGTGTAGGTTTAGTTGGGTTGGAAAGCAGGGACATACAGAATTGTTTTTTGATAGGACGACATCAACATATCACACCGGATACCATGATGAGATGCTGTCTCCCACTACCTACGCTGAGGCAAAAGAGGACATTCCGTTTTGAGTAGTACAAAGCCTGACTTCGGATCGCCAAATCTGACTAACCACTGCACACTGAGGCCAGAGTTCCTTGGGAAGGGCCACTCCCTACGATTGAAAGTGATTGACCAAAACATATTGGACAAGCTTTTGAACGATGAGGTTGTGTCTATCGATCAGTACATGGTGATAGACAGGCTGGCATCAGATTACTATAAAGCCAATCTCTCTGGCGTTAAGGCATCTTCATACAGTCCAAGGGCAAACAGCGCAGCAAAGACAGAGCCAACAAACAAAGAGTTTATGCAGCGTAAAAAAATTAGTGGTTGTTTAGCTGAAGTAAGACATGGAGCCGGAGAAAAACTTTCAAAAGTTCTAATGAACATTTTGGATGATAAGCCATTGAGCAAAGAGCAGATGAAAGATTTGTGGAACGATGGCGTAGAAAAAATAGTGTCGAGCATTAACAAATTTTACAAGGAATGGGAACGATGAGAAGGGGAAAGCTATTGCTTCAAGAAGCAGCACAAATTATTGATGCAAGGGGGGATCATTACGGCTCGCCTCTTGATAACTTCACTAGGATCGCAAAGCTATGGTCAGTTATATTAGACAGAGAGGTCACGCCTATAGAGGTGGGGCTTTGTATGGATGCAGTAAAAACTGCTAGGCTTGTTGAAACGCCAGAGCATTACGATAGCTTCTTGGATAAGGCTGGGTATGCAGCAGCCACTGTCGAGTGCCTAATAAAACAGGAATAAAAAAAGGGGTAGCACTTGCAGGTGCTACCCCTAAGTTTTACAGGATATCCAAGACCCAGAAAAGGAGAATGGGTGTAGCTGATCTTGGACTCAACGGCGTCCTGCGCCTACCGTTAACCCGCTACACCCTAGCTGGTAATGTTCCAGTGCATACGCAGGACTTTCCCGCCAGCATCAAGATCAGCAAAGTCACCATCCTTTGAATTGGACAATGTATATTGTTCACTGATCC